ATGCACAACCCAAGACCGCGAGTCGATCCGCGGGTTGCCGAGCAGGCCGCCATCAAGGCGCGCCTGCTCCAGGCCGGCCTGACATTGGCCGAGATCGATCGGCGCTTCGGGCTCAAACCCGGCACCGCCCGCAACTCTCTTCGGGAGCCCAACCTGAAGGGCGAGCGTGCGATCGCCGCTGCTCTCGGTACGAAACCGCATCTTCTCTGGAAGACCCGTTATCGGCCGTCCGGTCAACGGCGATCGCCCCAGGATAGGACACGGGTCCCGACCATGGCGCAACGCCAGAAATTTGCGGGAGCGCAGTCATGACCGGTGACCGTCCGACGCATCCGCGCGGTCAGCGGTATGAACTGTCCGACCGCATCCTGATCGGCTCGATCGGCATGCTGGTGATCCTCCACCTGACGACATTCGCCGTCATGGTCTGGGAGGCGCTGCAATGACCGCCAATCCCTACGAGGCCATGCTGGCCCGGCTGCCGCGACGCGCTCCCGCGAAACCGCGCGACATCCATCCCAAACCCCGTGTCCGGCCAGCTGGCCGGGAAACTGTCAAGACATCCTTTACAGCTGCTCTCGAAGCCTCATTGAAGGGCGTTCAGAGCGGCTTTCAGCACCTTTCAGCCGACGACATCGCGCATCCGCCGCACCAATGGTTCGACGCTGCGCTGGCGCGCCAGATCGCGATCCATCTGATGGTCACGCAGTTTCATGTGCCCAAGCGGCATATCGCCGAAGAAACCCAACGATCGCGCGAGGCGATCAACCGGGCGCTGGAGACTGTGTCCAACCGGCTCGTGTCGGAGGAATTCGCCGCCAGCTACGACGCCATGGCCGCTCGCGCGATGGCAATCCTGAAAGGCGATGGAGGCGCGGGCAAATGACCGAAGATGCCGACACCATCGTCGACCAGGAAATAGTCAAATTCTATCGAAGGGCGCGGGCCACCAGAAAGTTGGTCGACGCCATCTGGAACCAACAGGAAGGCGTTTCCAGCGAAGGATTTCAGGACCGCGTCCTAGCGGCTGAAGCCCTGATCGCTGTGCTGAAGACAACGGTTTTCAGACCCATGGACGAGTCCAGCGCCGAGGCACTCGCAGCAGATCTCAAAGACATTATTGAAAGGCGCGCGCCATGGCCACGCTGAAGACACTGAAGCTCACCAAGATCGCGGTGCCGGAGCGACTGCGCGCGGTCGACGAAGACCAGGCGCTCGCCATCCAGACCTCCATCGTCGCGCACGGGCTGATCAACCCCATCACGGTCCGCCACATCCCGGCCTCCAAGGGCCGCAAGTACGAGCTCGTTGCAGGGGCTCACCGGCTGCGCGCTTTCGAGCAACTCGACGAGGAAGAGATCGAGGCGATCGTCGTCCAGGCCGACAAGCTGGACGCCGTTCTGCTGGAGATCCAGGAGAACCTTTTTCGGAACGATCTCTCCAAGCTCGACCGGGCGATTTTCGTCCACAAGTACCGCGAGGTCTGGGAGGAAAAGCACGGCAAGATCAACCCCGCAGGTGGCCGCCCGAAAAACTCGGCAAACTTTGCCGAGTTTCCTGGCGAGATCATCGCGGCCGAGGGCGCGAACGGGTTTTCCGTCCATTGCGCGGAGCGTCTCGGCTTGTCCGAGCGCTCCATACGGATAGCCAACCAGATCGCCACGAACATCCCGCCGAGCCTGCGGGCAAAGCTGCGCGGCACGCCGGCCGAGGACAACCAGAGCCTCCTGCTTAAGTTCGCTGCCCTGCCGCCCGAGGTCGTCGCGACGGCCGCGCAGGCGATCGACCTGGCAGAGGGCGATCCGGTGCGTGCGCTGGAGCTTCTCCACCCGCCGGCAAAGAAGCCGAGCGAGGCGATGAAGATCAGCGGCCGTCTCTTCGACACCTGGTCGCGCACCAACAGGAAGATCCGCTTCCAGTTCCTCGACGAGGTCGGCGACGAGGTGGTCGCCGCCATGTTCCAGGACCGCGCCCGCGCGCGCCGCCTGCTTGAACCGCACCGGGCCGAGATCGAGGCCCTGCTTTCCGAAACCGACACAGGGGCGTGAAGGAGATTGTCATGCGTAACCTTCCCCATCCCGACCAGTCAGACCTCTTCGAGAAACCAGTCTTTACCGTCCGCGACCGCCAGAAGCTGGACATCCCCCGGTTCCGGCTGCGCATGAAGACAGCCATGAGCCAGGCGATCCGCGAGCGTCAACTCGATCGCCAGGCGATCGCCGACGCCATGGCGCGTGACCTTGGCGCTGACGGCTTCACCGCCGCGATGCTCACCAACTACACCAGCCCCTCCAAAGACCACGAGATCAGCCTCACCCGCTTCAAGGTGTTCGTCCGGGTAACCGGCGCGACGGAGCTTTGGGACGTGGCTGTCTCGGATGACGGCCTGCTGGTGCTGGAAGGCGACGAAGCGCGCCTCGCCGAGATCGCCCGGCTGCAACAGCGCCAACGGGAGATCTCGTCGAAGCTTCGCTCGCTGCTCGCGACACCAGTCAACATCAAGCGCGAGGGCGGTAATGGCTGAGTGGTTCACATCGCAAGAGATCGCGGATTTCTGCTCGCTTGACCTGCGCAGCGTGAACCGGCTCGCCGCCGCGTCTCACTGGCGTTCGGACGACGAACACGCCCGCAAGCGCGATGGGAAGGGCGGAGGCTGGGAATACCATATATCGCTGCTTCCTCCCGAGATGCAGGGCCGCCTGATGCTGGCCAATGCAACGCAGGAGGAAGCCGCTGCCATCGAGCGCACCGCCGCCTGGGAGGCGTTCGAGCGCATGCCCGAACGGCACCGAGAAGAGGCTGCAAGGCGTCTGGCGATCCTGGAGACCGTGCAGCGCCATCAGAACGCCGGGATGAGCGCCACCCAGGCCGTCAAGAAGGCGGCACGGGAGGCTGGCGTCACCTACGTGTCGATCTACGCCTGGCGCAAGGCCGTCAAGGGCGCGGCACGGCCCGATTGGCTGCCGATGCTCGCGCCCAACTGGAATGCCAGCGGCAATCACGCCGATGTTCACGCGGAAGCCTGGACCCTCCTGAAGAGCGACTACCTGCGCGTCGAGTGCCCGACGTTCTCGTCCTGCTACCGCCGCATGATGGACACGGCCAAGGCCAAGGGATGGACGCCAGTCCCCTCGGAACGAGCCCTACGCCGTCGCCTCGACGCCGAAGTGCCGGCGTCTGTCCAGACGGCCGCTCGCGAAGGCAAGGAAGCCACGAAGCAGCTCTATCCGGCGCAGCGGCGCACCGTCGCGCATCTCCATGCGATGCAATACGCCAACATCGACGGACACAAGTTCGACGTCGCGGTCGAGCGGAATGGGCGTGTGTTCAGGCCGACCATGGTGGCCCTGCAGGATATCTATTCGCGCAAGATCATCGCCTGGCGACTGGATGAGACGGAAAACCGCGATGCCACGAGGCTCGCCATCGGCGACATGGTCGCAAACCATGGCATCCCCGAGCGCCTCTATTCCGACAACGGCCGGGCCTTCACTTCGAAGTGGATCTCGGGCCGGGCTCCGACACGCTTCCGCTTCAAGGTCCGCGATGACGACCCGGAAGGCCTACTGACGGCTCTCGGCATCCAGGTACACTGGACAACGCCCTATTCCGGTCAGTCGAAGCCGATCGAGCGGGCCTTCCGCGATCTTGCCGACACCATCGCGCGGCATCCGGCCTGCTCGGGCGCTTACATGGGCAACCATATCGACAGCAAGCCGGAGAACTACGGCTCTCGCGCCGTTCCGTTCAACACCTTCCATGCGCTGATCGAGGAAGAGATCGCGCGCCACAATGCCCGGCCGGGGCGCAACACCGAGACCGCCCAGGGCCGGTCTTTCGACGAGACCTTCGAGGCCTCGCTTGCCGCCCCTTCGACCATCGTGACGAGGGCAACACCGCAACAGGCCGCGCTCTGGCTGATGGCTGCCGAACGGATCCGGGCGGACCGCCAGAAGGGATCGGTCAACCTGTTCGGGACGCCCTACTGGAACGATGCGCTCACCGAACATGCCGGCAAGCTGCTGACCGTGCGCTTCGACCCGGACGACCTGCACAAGCCGGTGCGCGTCTACGACGCCGAGAACCGTCTGATCTGCATCGCCGAGCCGGAAGAGCGCGCCCGCTTCGACGACACGCAAGCGGCCCGTGTTCACAGCCGCAAGCGCCGCGAGTTCATGAAGGCGAAACAGGAACAGGCGCGCCTGCACCAGGAACTCTCGGCCGACGAACTCGCCAGCATCATGGCCGAAACCGGCAAGCCGGAACGGCCGAAGCCGTCGCGCCCGGCCGTGACACGGATTGCGACCGGAAGCGCAGTGCCGAAGCCGCAGGAAGAGGCGGTCGTCTGGGACGACGAAGACGACGCTGCACTGCGGCGCGCCGCGATCAGGCTCAACCCATTCCATCTGATTGAAGGAGGACGAAGCGACGACTGAGAATGCCCGGAGACGGGATGTTTCCGCCCTTTAGTGCTGCGTAGGCGGAAAAAGTAAAGGGAGCAGCCCTGGCCGGCCGCTCCCAGACAAATGCCCCCGTGAGGGGCCTATGCACAACGAGGAAGCTACATGAAACCGAACGATACCACAAGCGCAGCGAAGGCCTGGACCATTCCGGCACCGGAGGATGACCTCAAGGTGGCGGACTTCAAGGGAAATGCGGCCGAGTTCGATGAATGGCGGGAGCTGCGCCGGAAGGTGGCGCACGCCGCGACGGTGAACGAATGGACCAAGGCGGAGGTCGCCCGCAAGATCGACATGCCGGCCGGCACCTTCGGCAACTGGTTTGCCGGAACCTACAACGGCAACTGGAGCAACCAGAACGGCAAGGTGGAGCGCTGGCTGATCGCCCTGGAGGAAGCCGCCGCCATCCGCTCCGTCGCGCCGAAGCAGCCGGGCTTCGTTCGGACCAAGTCCGCCGACAAGTTCCTGACCGCCATGTCGGTTGCGCAGTCGCTCGGCAAGTTCACCATGATCTCGAGCGCGCCTGGCACCGGAAAGACCATGGCGGCCCACTACTACGCCTCCACCGCTCCGCTTGTGACCTTGGCCACCATGTGTCCGATGACGCGGACGACCTTCGCCATGCTCAAGGAGATCGGCCGGGCCGTCGGCCTGCAGGGTGGCGACGCATCGAACCTGGTGCCGGCCATTTCCGACCGGCTCTGGCGGACCGGCAGCGGCGCGCTGCTGGTCATCGACGAAGCGCAGCATCTTTCCGATGACGCGATCAACCAGGTGCGTCACTTCTCCGATGGCGCGCGCGCCGGCGTCGTCCTCATGGGCAACGAGGAGACCTATGGCCGCTTCTCCAATGTCTGGATGAAGACGGACCGCTATGGCCAGCTGGCCAGCCGGGTGTTCCAGCGCATCAACATCGCCCGGTCGTTTCGTGAGGACATCGCCGCCATCATCGAAGCCTGGGGCATCACCGAGCCAAACCAGGTCGAGTTCCTGACCGGCATCGGAGCGAAGTCGGGCGGCCTGCGCCACATCGGCGAGACGATCACGCTGGCGATGATGCGCTCAGGTGGGGGCGACCAGCGCGACCTGACACTGACTGCCCTGCGCAAGGCATGGACCAGCCGCAATCTGGAGTTCGGTCAATGAGCGAGACCGACACCGACCTGATCCTGGCAAAATACGTGGCTCAAATCGCGATGGTCATGAGCCGCCACATCCAGTCCGGCGCGCCTCTGGAAGGCGAAGCACTGGTGCGCATGCGCGACGGGCTCGTTCTCGCGGCCGAGCAACTGCGCGACCAGGAAGCCGAACTCAAGGAAACACGCCTGTTCATCGAACGGGCCATGCATCAGGCCCATGGAGGGCGCGTACAATGAGTAATTCCGACATCTACGAACTGTCCGACAAGCTGCGCGAGTTCAAGCAGCGGTTCAAGAATAAGCGCGGCATGGATATCTCCATCAATCCGGCCGGCGTCGAGATGCTGATCGACGAGCTGACGCAGATAACCATGATGGCGCGTCGCCTGGAAAACGAGGTCAGCCGCCATCGCTGGAACGAGGGCGCGCGTCACGATGCCGTGACGGCGGCCGGCGTTGCCGAAGCGGTGCTCGCCGAGATCCGCAAGCCGGACGGGAAGGTCGCCCTGTTCCCTGCGCGCCGGCCCGCCTTCACCGATGGTCACGGAGGTGCGGCATGAGCAACCGCATCAAATCAGACAGCAGGACCGAACTCGCGATGGATGTCGCGATGCTGGTGGAGGCNCGCCTGGCGACGATGCCGACAAAGGTCATCGAGGCGGACAGGACCGTGCTCGATGCCGGCAAGGCTGCCTGCGAAGCGCTGACCCGTCTTGAACAGGCCAAGTACACGCCCGGCGAGCCGGCTGCGCGCCTGGCGCTGGAGCGGGCTGTTCGCAGCTTGCGCAGCCGCATGAAGGAGCGCCGTCATGTCTAATCCGCGCCCGGAACTGGTGGCGGCTGCCGCGAATGTCGACGTCATCGAAACGGCTGGCTGGGTCATCGGCAACCCCAACCGCAATGCGATCAATGCCACGGCCGCACAGGTGCTGGCGCTGGCACATGCGGTCGAGAAGTTCTGGGCGGTATGCCTGGAGGCCGAGATCCTCGCCCGCGCGGTTGCCCTGCCCGCCGATGAGAAAGGCCAGGCGGCGTTGCGCGATCACGTGATCGACACGCAGGCCCGGACCGTCAACGACCTCATGAATGCTCTTCGAGGCACCCCTGAAAGCGATGGTGAGGCCCATGGAACGTGACCTCATCATCCTGGCCGTCCTGGCCGCGATCCTCGCCACCGCGCTCTGGATCGCCCCCACCACTCCGGTGCCCTGCGGCACCGGCCCCGTCCAAACCCTGTTCGTATGCCCCGAAGGAGGCGAAACCCGATGAACGAGATGGCTGCAGTGATCCTGGAAGAAGTCGGCGACGGGGTGACGCTCGTCAATGGCAAGAAATACATGGCTGATGCCAAGGGGGCGCTCGTGCCGCTGGAAAACGTCAAGCCGGCCGACAAGCTGGAGGACGAGACGGTCCGCAAGATCATGCATTTCGCGCGTGAGCTTTCAGACCAGATCGCCCGTTTCCGAGGCCACACCTTCACAGACCTCGGCGAGTTCGATGCACTTCTCGAGCAGGAATACGGCGCGCGCAAGGGTGGCCGCAAAGGCAACCGGACCTATCAGACGATCGACGGCTGCATGAAGGTCCAGGTGGCGGTGTCGGAGTTCATAGATTTCGGGCCGCAGCTGCAGGTCGCCAAGGGGCTCATCGACGAGTGCCTCAACGAGTGGGCGGCTGACGCCCGTCCGGAAATCCGCGCCGTCATCACGCGGGCCTTCAACACCGACAAGGAAGGCCAGGTGAACCGCTCGGAGATCTTCATGCTGCTTCGCCTCGAGATCGAGGACGAGCGCTGGAAGAAGGCGATGGATGCGATCCGTGACGCCATGCGGGTGACCGGCTCCAAGCAGTATGTCCGGTTCTACGAACGCGACCGCCCGGACGGGCAATGGCGGGCGGTGACCATCGACCTGGCGAAGGCGTCGTAACGATGCCGGCCGCCCGCTCCGACCTGTTCAACTGGCAGGCTCGGCGGGCGGCCGAAGAACTGGAGCGCCGCCGCGAAGCGCTCCGCGCAGAGATCCAGCGATTGAGACCACACGCGCACCGGCGCATCCGGCTGGAGGAACGCCTCCGCCAGATCACCGAAGAGGCGCTGAAACTGGAGGCCGAAGGACGATGAGCACGATCCACTTAAACCTGGTATCGGTTGTAGAAGATATGATGGCTGGTGGTAACTGGAATATTGGCCACCCCGAACAGAGCCGCGGAGTTCTCATTCGCGAGATACTCCACGGCGCGAATATGATTCATCCACTAAATGCGATGTTCCGGAACGCTCCGCTATTCCTCTGTCAGGACGATTGGGATGCAAAGTGCCAACGAATAGACGGCTACGGCACTGGCCCATTCAAAGCTCCATTTGATTACACCATTTTCGAGTTAGTCATTGGAACGATCCGGGTGTTCTGCCTCATGGATGCGGCGGACAGCGTGGAGCCGTCGTGCGCGGTGCTCGCAGTTCATCCTGATGGCTTTTTGATGCCATACACGACGTTTTTCCTGGTCGAGGGCGAATGGAGGAGATCTGCCGCGCGACCGTATGGCGCCAACCAGCTTATCGAGATCATCTCGCGCCAGATCAAGGCAATGAGCGTCCTGCTGGAAGCGGGTGCCGTTGAGGCAAACGAACAGGTCATCTCAACCAGACTGAACCAAAAACGATTGAAATCCGGCAAACCAGCGCTGCCAAACTATTACATCCTGACACTCCGAACGCGACTGAGGGAGGCCGGGGCTAGTAAGCCGTACCAAGGTGTCGTTCGACAGCATTTTCGCCGCGGCCATTGGATGCGGCGCAAGGGCGTCCGGGNGTGGAGAAAGTGGGCGCTGGTTGGAAATCCGGACCTCGGGTTCGTTTCGAAGGATTATCGGATTGGAACCCTGTCATGACCGCCATCAGAACCATTCACGCCTGCCGGCGAGCAGCGGGCCTGGACGAGGAAGCCGCTCGCGACGTTTATCACCGGGTCACCGGCAAGCGCAGCCTCAAGCTGATGAGTTCCGGCGAGCAGGACCAGGTGGCGGCCGAGTTCAAGCGGCTGGCCGGTCCGGTTGCCAGGGAAGCCCGCCGTCCTGACGGTCGCTTGAAGCTGACCGGCAACTACGCAGCCAAGCTGCAGGCGCTGTGGATCGGCGCATGGAACCTCGGCCTTGTCCGCAATCGCGATGACGCGGCCCTGGTCGCATTCGTGAAACGGCAAACCGGGATCGACCACACCCGCTTCCTCGTGGAAGCCGACGACGCTGCCAAGGCGATCGAGGCGCTGAAATCATGGATGGCGCGTGAGACCGGAATTCCCTGGAACATCCACTATGGCTGCAAGTGGTTCTCGACGCCCGGCGGCAAGATCGCATCGACCCAGTGGAAGATCCTGACCGGCGATGAACTGAAGCCGTCCGGCCGACATTTCGCGGGCGAGTGCGCTCACATCCTCGGCCGCGAGACCGTCCTTCTGGACCAGATGACCGGCAAGGACTGGACCGTCGTGATGAACGAACTCGGCAAGCGGGTCCGGGCGAGAAAGGGGAACGCGCGATGAGCCACAACCGCCATGTATCACAAGCGAGAGTTACTCACTGGGGCCTCACGGGCGAGTTTGAGATTGGCCGTGATGCCAAGAACAGCAAACACAAAGTCGCCGAATTCCTGGAGGCCGCGGTTCTATCAAATCAGTTCGACATCGCTAACATCCAGTCGATTGCCGACGATTTTACTGCGGCACCCCATTTCATTTTTGACTTCGATTGGACTGCCGTTCTTCGGCGGTTTGAAGGGGTTACAGGGGCGGTTTCCCCACTGCCGTATCCGAAAATGACCGCTGAAATGACTGTCAATGGCGTCCGTGTCTACGCTCTCATGACGGAACCGACTGATCCGGTTGATGTCGCAGCAATGTATCTATTCGCCGAACTCGACCATATGCGCGCTATCGGCGCATTTGCTCACGAGCGTGGCGAATGGCATCTCCAGGGCCCAACGAACAGGTTGAAGCCAACTTTTGCAAGTTTCATCAACAAGGTCGCCAACACCTTTTTCGACCAGGCAATTGCAGTCAGCATTTTCGAGCAAGCAGGCATCGTTGACACTCCCCTTTTCAAGGCTTCGGAAAAGCTCAATTCGAAGCGTCTGCAAAGCGGACGAGCGCCGATATCGGATTATCACCTAGTTCGTATTTGCCGGAGACAAGAGCGCGATGCGGCAAATGTAAACCGGTCTTACAAAGGCGTCGTCAGGCTGCACTTGCGAAGAGGCCATTGGGTGTCGGCGCACGGAAAGCGGTTCTGGCGGAAATGGTCGTTGGTCGGAAACCCTGATCTAGGGTTCATTGAAAAGGCATACTTGATGGGGAGGCAGCCATGAGCGCCACCCTTCCATTGTCCGCCCAGATCCGGGCCGTTCAAACGGCGCGCGGCGCGCTCCAGCGTGGCGACAAGCTGCGCCCGGCCGAGCGCGAGTTGATGGACGAGCGGCTGCGTGCCGTGGAGCGCACGCTCGCCTGGCTAAAGCGCAACGAGGACGCTGTCCGCGCTTACGTGGAAAGCAGGAAGGGAGATGCGGCATGAGCAGATTGGAGGTCTACGTGCTGGCCGCGATCTATACCGGCATCATGATGTTCGCCATATCGACGCTCCCCGAAATAGGAGGCGCGCCGATCCTCGCCGCGGTGGCGAATGTGTGGTTCTGGGTCGGGCGGATGTCTACACAGCCATGGCCGACGGATGATCGGAAGTGGGGGCGGTCATGAACCCGCATTGCATCTGGACCAGGGCCGATCATGAAACGCCCTATGGCTGGCGGTCCGCCCAGCGCATCTACCATGACCGGAAGCTCGGTCTG